TATGTTGATAGAAAGATTGTAAAAGAAAAGACAGGGAAAAAGAATATTGCCACTAAACAGGATATTGTTAAGCGCAAGGTAGCGGAAGAATCACGGCGAATTTCTTTCCGTGATGATAACTACAGTATTGATTCTAAATCTCGATTTGCTGATATTGTATCAAATATTCCTATGAATTCTGATGCTTTGATTAAGGCAATCAATGATGCTATTATGGCAGAGCATAGCAAAGGGGAAAAGACAGTAGAAGAGTCAAAAGAGGATGAAGTAAAAGAGAATGCGGAAGTCGCTAAACGTGCCGCTAAATATGCAGAGCAGAAAGAAAAAACAAAATCAGAGGATAAGAACAGCAGATTAATTGGAACAATCCAGAGTAAATTTTCTGAACAGGACTCCGATACAAAACAGAAGATTAAGGAAGTAATGGTTGATAACGGATTCAGTTCTTTCCGTGAAGAAAATATTCCGACACAGGCACTTGAACAGATTGTAAGTTTGTTGAAGTAATAAGATATTAAAAACAAAAAATCAATTGGATGGTGACGATATATATGATTGTATAAATTATATTACAATAAAATTAAAAGGAGGAATAGATTTGGCACGAAAGGTTAAATGTTACGAGACAGGAGAATGGGGCAATTCTGATACATTTTATAAAGCTCCAGATAATCATTATTATAAGTCAAAGCAGATTTATGAACAACGTCAAAAAAGGAATCAAGACTATAACCAAATTAAGGACATTGTTTGTTTTGAATTTTTAGGGTATCAAAAGGGACAAAAGTTTCCAACTATATTAACACGAAAGCTCAACGAATTATCATTTTATCCAAATGAAGTAATATTGGAAACAATTCAAGACCAACAAGAAAATATTATTTATTGGTTGAATCATAAAGACTTTAATTCTGATTATAATAAAATTGCATATATTTTTGCAATTATTTCCAATCATATTAATGATGTGTATCAACAATGGAAACAAAAACAATACGCAAAACAAAAATCAAAAGAAATAGAAAAGATTCAGGTAGAGGATATAAGGCCAAGCGTTCATAAATGTAGTGATATTAGTAATTGGTTAGATGAGGATGAATAAATGGAACTAAAAGATTATCCAGTAGAATTGACGGAAAATAGAGAACAGATTGAGTGCAATTTTATTTTTTGTTTATGGAAAGAACCGGAATTAATTGATGATTATAAAAACGTTGTTAATGGAACAGATATTTTAACTGTTGATGGAATTTTTTATTATGGATTATGCCAACAAATGTATAAAGCAGGGTATAAAGTATTTGATAATATTTCAGTTGTAACTTTTTTAGCTGATAAACCAGCATTGCAGAAAGGATTTGATGAACGAACTGGATTTGCTCCAATTAAAGAAATTACAGAACTTTTAGATTCAAGTAATATAGATACATATTATAGTGCACTTGTAAAATCAAATATGGTATTAAATTTGTATAATTCTGGATTTAATGTACAAAAGGATTGGAAAAAAATTCAGCAAATGAATCCAGATGAATTATATGATTTTTATGATTATAAATTGAATAACATATGTGTTGGAAAAATTGATAAGTTAAAAGCAGTTGATATGAAATCGGGATATGAACCATTTGTTGAACAATGGGATAGAGGAGAATCTGTTGGCTTTAAAGTTGGTTATCCTTTAATGAATTATACACTTGCAGGAGTACATAGAAAAAATCTTCTTTTACATTTAGCGCATATTGGAAAAGGTAAAACAACAACTGCCATTAATATGTATATTTTTCCTGCAATTGAAGAAGGTGAGAATGTTTGTATTATTTCAAATGAGCAACAAGAAGAAGAGTGGCGGCAAATGTTACTTGCAACAGGAGTATTTAACCATACAAAAAAAGACGGTGATAAATTAAATAGACAAAAATTTGTTGTTGGTCATTTTACACAAGAAGACAAGGAACGAATTTCAGAAGGAGAAAAATGGATTCAAAATCAAAAGGGACAACTCATTTTAATTTCTTTAAATGATTATTCTATTGATCGTGTAAAGAAAATTATTAAAAAATATAGCAAGATAGGGTTTACAGAATTTATCTTTGATACTTTGAAACCATTACATGAAAATTCAGATAAAGCATGGGCAGAATTTAGTGAGATGGCAAAACAACTATTTTTGATTAGCAAAAAAGAAGATGTTGCAGTTATTGCGACAGCTCAGCTTTCTTCCGAATCTATGTCAAGACGGTTTTTAGATTTGAGTTGTACTGGTAAAGGCAAGGCTATTGCAGAAACAGCTAGTACAGTTGTAATGTTTCGTGAATTAACAACACAAGAAAAAGAAAAAGGTCATGCTTATCAATTTATGAAAGGTGAATCAGGAAAATATTTAAGCACAAAAAAAGAAATTTCCTTAGATCCGAATAAAAATTATATTGTATTTTTTATTCCTAAAAATAGATTTGGTAGTACAAATTATCAAATTTTATATGAACGAAATATGTCATTTAATACAATGAAAGAAATTGGATATATTGATATACCTTATGATGGATTTAAAATAAAAAAGTAAAGAGGGTGATATAGTATTGAGATTAATGTTAATCAATTGCGAAGTTATTTAGTAAATAATTATGAGGTTGTAGAAGATATTTTAAACGATTTGCAATTTACAAATATTACTTATAATCGGCAAAAACAAGAAATACGCTTTAGTCGTAGAGAAGGTGGTAATCCTACTGCTGTTGTTTTATATCTCAATACTATGTCATTCTATTGTTTTTCTACTTGTCAGTATGGCAACATTTTTACTTTAATTATGGAGAAAAAGAATTGTAATTTTTATTCTTCTTTGCAATATGTAGCTAAAAAATTAGGGTTAAAACAACAACAAGTTAATTTAAAAACACGATTACCATTTAATGGATTTTATCATAAAATTATTAAGCAAATACATGAACCGGAGAGTAGCTTAAAAACTTACGATTCATCAATCTTAGAGCCATACTTACATAAATACAATTTGATGTTTCTCAATGATGGAATTGATTTTCAAACACAAGAAGAATATCAGATTGGATATGACATTACAACTGGAAGAATTACATTTCCGGTATGGACTTTTAATGGGGAGTTGTGTGGTATTATGGGCAGACTGAATGACTTACACTGTCCAAAAGAAGAAAGATGGTTGCCTATAATTCCATGTTCTCGTAGTTTAACTTTAAGTGCATATCATCGAAATTATAAAAAGATTCAAGAAAAGGGATTATGTGTTATTACAGAGTCGGATAAAGCACCGGCTCAGATGCACAGTTTCGGTTGTGATGTAGGGTTGGCAACATCAGGGTGTCATATATCTGAAACTCAAGCAAGATATTTAAAGGGATTAATGATACCAAGACTTATTGTTGCTTATGATGAGGGTTTAGATGAAGAACAAGTTAGAACAGAAGCAGAATCTTTGATTGTAGATAATCCAATATATAAAAATCATGTTGGCTATGTATGGGATTCTGAAAATGAGATTTTGCAAAAAGGATTAAAACAATCTCCGACAGATTTAGGACGTGAAAAATTTGTGCATTTATTGACTAAGAAAGTGAAGTGGGTATCATAGCAAAAAGAGAATTAGATGAAAGACTCAATGTATTATATAGGTCAGGAAAAAAAGTTTATAGCTTTAGCAAGGCAAGTACAATTCATGATTGTTTGTATTCGGCATATCTTACATATATAAAGAATTGCAAAGGAACTTCCAATTGTTATTCAATCATGGGTACAAAAGTTCATGATATGTTACAAGCTATCATGGATGGTAAAGCGACTGAGAAGGAATTGCTTCCTGCATTGAACTCCGAATTGGATGATTTGAAAATGCTTAATATCAACTTTCCAAAAGATAGAAACGGCGGCGATAGTATTCGTGAAAAATGGATTGTAGATATGACAAATTTCTGTAATACGTTTAAAAAGCCGGAGGGAAAATTTGAAACAGAGCAATTAGTAATTTATCCGTTATCGGATGAAAGATATATTCAAGGATATGTTGATTTAATTCAATATCATTCAGATAATGAAATTTCAATTTATGATTGGAAAACGTCAAGTCAATTTTCCACAAAAGATTTAAAAGAACATGGGCGGCAACTTGTTTTATATGCTATGGCAAAAGAGAACGAAGGATACAAAGTACGAAATATTGCGTGGGTTATGCTCAAGTATGTTACTGTGAAGTTTATGGGAAAATCACGCAAAAATTCAAAAAAGGAAACAGAGCAAATTAAAGTAATTGAAAGATGTAAAGTGGTTGATGAATTATCTTCTATGATTTATGATAAAATGTTAAGCCTTGGATATGATGAGGTTGATGCAGAATGTTATCTATTTCAAGCAAAGGAAAATAAGACGCTTGATTCTTTGCCAGAAGATATTAAAAAGCAATTTATTATTTCACCGTATATCAGATATTATAATTATACTCCTGAATTGAAACAGGATGCTATTGATTATATGAACCAACAAGCGGATATTTTTGAAAATTTGAACAAAACAAATGAAACGGAGTGGAGACATAAGTCTTTCACAAAGTCTTTAAAGAGCGGAAAAGAAGTAGATGATACATTCTTTTGTAATAATCTTTGCAATTTTAAGAATAGCTGTAAATACTTAAAGACGTATAATGATTTGAAATCCATTGATGATATGAATGGAGCGAATTTATTTTAAGGGAGAGGTTAAATGGGAAAAGTTAAAAAGTGGTCAGATGAAGAAGTGAAAATTCTAACTGAAATGTATAAAAAAGCAGTTCCTATTAATAAAATTAGTTATAAACTAGGTAGAACTGAACGAGCAACTGAGGCGAAAGCTATACAATTAGGATTGAACAAATTTTCTACATATAAAAACAATGCTAATCAAAAACGTCCATATATGGATTATGATTGGTGCTATGACAGGTTTGTTAATAAACGAATGACACATCAAGAGATGGCAGATGAATTAGGAGTTACAAAAAGAGTGATTCAAAAATGGTGTGCGGGGAAATTTCAGCTTAATGCATATATGTTAAGAAAATATTTGACATTGAATAAAAATCAAAAAGATGTTGTTATGTTTGGTCGTTTAGGCGATGGACATATAGATAAGAGAGAAAATGAGCCGAT